ATAGTTGGCATAATGATTGGTGTATGACAAGACAAGGATCAAGAGTAATAGTCTTTATGTGGTACTTAAATACAATAAAAATTCAAGATGATGGTTATACAGAATTTTTAGATGGAACACGACTACAACCTACTTGTGGTAATTTAATTTTATTTCCAGCTACATGGACTTATGTTCATAGAGGTTATAGACCTAAAGTGTCTAAATATTTATGTAATGGATGGATATATGCAAAGCCATAAAAGGTTTAGCTACTATTAAATTAGTTATAACAAAACTATGTTAAAAGTTATAAGGCCAATCGTCTTTGCATTTCTTAGGGGTTCAGCCATAAAAAAACTCGCATTAGATATTTTGCGAGCTTTAGTAAAAAAAACAGATAATACTGTTGACGATAGTTTAGTAGATTTATTGGAACAGAACCTTTTTCCTAATAGGAAGGTAAGTCAACTACCCCGCTAGTTACTTTCCCACTTTTACTTTTGTTTTTTTGGTTTTCTTCTTTTTAGAAGATCCATATCCTCTTGTTTGTGTATCCATTTTTATGGTGTAGTAGCTATTTCTATATTAAAATAAAAGACCTGATAAATCTATAATGAGAAAAAGAATTTCATTTGTTTGTTGTCCAAAGTGCAGAATTTATACTTTTCAAAGAATAATTTCTACTGTTGTAAATGAAAAACATCAAGTTGTAAGACGTAGATTATGTTTAGATTGCGAGCATAGATGGTATACATATCAAGATCCCGAAGAAAATATTAATAATTTTAAGGCTGGAAACTTAATGAAAACTAGACTTTCATAAATACTAAGTTATGTTAAGTATAAAAGTATGACTAATGACATTAAAAATGCCCTGGTCTGATTGGTTTGTATCAGAAGCTAAACGTAGAAAAACAATACAACCCTGGATTATGGCAGATGTTGAATTAGAAGAGGAATTAGATATAGAAATAATATTAAGAGCATTAATAAATAGTATGGAACCAGAGGAGATTCCTGATTTAATAAGTGCTTTTGCAAAAGAAAATTATAGACTTGTAAAAATTATAAAACAGGCAGGAAGTCATATTGATAAATTAAAATCTAAGGATTCTTCTCCCAAAAATAAGCACAATCCTTTGCCCAAACTCCTCCGCTAGCTTTTCCTTCGGGCATTCCAAGACCACATTCTGCCTTGATAACTAAATGATGAATGCAATCAATGCATAAAGGATGATCTCGACTCATACACTTTGCATCTGCATATAAGTATTCCGCTTCTATTAATGCTGGTTCTAATTCAGTAGCTGATAAAGCTAAATTTAGTTTTCCTTTTTTTGTTTTTATTTTTACTCGCCATTTTTTCGGTTCTTCTTCATACAAAACCATACGACCTGCATGATACCTAAGAGATGGCATTAGCTATTCCAAACTCTTCCATCAATAGTTTCCCAATCTTTTGGTGGTTCACTTATCCAATATCTTTGACCATTTATAACTCTAAAAACATGATTTCCGCAACAAACAATTGTCCCTAATTCTTTTTGCTGCTTTCTTTGCTTCTGATCTAAGTTCGTAATTGCTTCCCCTAAAGACAGTTTTTCCATCAAAATACCAAGGTTGAAATTTAGTTGTTAAACCATAATAAATCGGTTGGACTCCAAAATGTCCTTCGCAAACAATATGTGTGATATACAAAACTTAATTACGTCTAATTGTTACTCCACTAGTGCCATTATTAAATGTAACTGTACCTGTTCCTAGTGTTCCAATCGTATTGTTAACAAATATATCGTTACTAGTATATTTTTTTTGCGTTATTTGACTAGTTTCAGATTTTTGTATTGCATTTGACTTCTTACCATCTTCATATCCTTTGCAATAATATCTGTCTAAATCATCTTTTGTATAACTATTTGACTGACCATCTCGATATCCTTCATTGTATTTAGTATTTAAATGTCTATCTAATTCGTGTTGATATTGTTGTTTTACATCTTGAATTCCTTTCATATAAGCCTTATCAACTGCTTGCTGTATTTCTTGTTGTGATAAAGGTTTTTCTGTAGCTGAAATATGAACATGAATGTTTTCACGTTGTACTGCCTCTATAAATTTACGAGCAGCAACCATTGTTTCATTTTTATTAGGATTTTTTGTGGCTAATCTCCACAATTTTTCAATTTTTTCTATGGTCATAATTAGATTAAAAAGAATAAGGATTATCCCATAAACATTGAAAATATAATCTTTGTTGTTCTTTTATATATTCTTCAAGTCTTTTTTTTCTGTAAGATTCTAAGTAGTAAATTTGATTTTCTGAGGCTGGTTGCCAATATACTGCTGTACAACTTCTATAGCGTTCACACCAATAACCCCACTCGTCTTTTTTATTCTTATGTAAAACACCGCAAAAACTAGCTTTTATCATTTTTACTCCATAATTTTATAAGTAGTTTTAATTCAGCAATGCGTTTTTTTGCTGCTTTTATTTTTTCTTCTAATGTCATTTGATTACTTCTATCTTGCAATCTTTCCATCTTGCTTTTGCATATTTTATAGCTGCTTCTTCATTTTCTGCATTTGTACTAAGAATCATTGGCGATATTCCAAAACCTGCTACCCTAAGTCTATATTTTTTAGTTTTAGCTTTTTTCTTAGGGCGAGTTACACCTTCTTTATCTAAAACAAGGTTCATTCTTTCAAGATCTTTAAAACTATGAGAAGGCATTATTAGCCTCCACACGTTCTTCGGGTTTAAAATCAGTAATTTTCATGCGATTAATTTTTTCTATTTTGTGGTTATATTTTATGATGGCATTTCTGATTACATAATCAATTGTGTCATCAATAATATAAGCTTTGTTGTCCTTTCTAAATTCAATTAGATGATCAAAACCTTTAATTTCTAAATCAAAATTTTTTTCGATTTTAGAAATTCTTTTTTGTTTTAAAAAACTTAACTTGTCAGTTAATCTTTTTTTCTTTTCTGTGTTAGTCATAAATAAAATGGGGACTTACTGATAGGCTTACTTATATAAAAGCTATGAACCGTATCTCACGAGCGGTTGACTCACTTTAATATCCTCGATGGGAACTCATATCATCTTTGAATGAAATAATCTTGGGTCGAACCAGATGTCCATTTAGAGTCATCATTGGTATCTCAGTCAAAGGAGCAGCAAGCAAAAAGCGAGAAATTTAACAAAAAACGCTACTACCATGCCCCCTAGTTAAAATGGAATTTCGTCTACTTCGGGTACTTTAGGTGAACTTTGCCATTCCCCTGTAGTTGCTGTTGCTTTTACTTCTGTTAAATTTTGAGGTTGCTTGGGACTTGCAGATTTTAATAATTCAATTCTTGCAAATTGTAATACAATCTTAAATCCAAGATCTCCATTCTTTCGTGTAAATCTTTCTTCTTTTATTTCACCCTGGGCATAGATGCTATCGCCTTTCTTTAGATAATCAGCAGCATATTGTGCTGTTTTATCCCATAAATCTACTTGCACCCATTGTGCTTGTGCATCTTTATTTTGTTGTCTAACGGCTACTGCAAGTTCTGTTTTGCATTTGCCTGATTGAAATGTTTTTAACTCAGGTGTTTGTCCTAAGTTGCCTGTTAATGTTGCTTGAAATGCCATGATTTTTAAATAGATTGACGTTTAGCTAGTTCGAGTTCCTCTATATCAGCCACCTTATAGAGTATTTTGCCGTTAATTCTGTAGAAAACAGGTGGTTTACCTTGTTTTCTCCATCTCATAACAGTATGCTCATCAACTCGCCATCGTTTAGCAAGTTCAAGAGCTGTTAAAAATTCTTTATCAGAATTGGTTGTCATCATTGTCCTCCTGTTTAGGTTTCTTTTGTTCCCTATAATCAGGGGACTCGGAAACATTTATTGGCTCTGGCTCTATATCTATAACTTCTTCATTTGTTTGTACACCCAATAATAGGTCAGGAATATATTGCCTTCCAAAAAATGTTGCAGCTCGGTTTCTCAACATGAGATCTGGCATTGACGTATATTTAGAATTTTTAGTCCATCCTTCTTGTCTTGCCATTTTCATCGTAACAGCAGTTCCTTTTACTAATTTATTATCTTCTAGCCTTATAGCTGTGCATTGAACAGATAAAGACTCGCCACTACCCTCAACAACATAATCAAAGTTTTTAAATCTATTGCAGCCAATCACGATTGATGCGATGAATTGTGCTGACCATGACGGCTTGCCATGTATAACATTTAAATTCTGCATAACTGTTAATGGACTTAGATTCATTCTCTTACTCATTTCTAATGCAACTAAACAATTAGATAATCCTTCTTGTCCTTGATAAGAAACAGGCACAAGACTAGAGTTGCATAAACTTTTTGCCTGTCTTTGTGCAAATTCAAAAGAATCTACAGTTTTATAGATAGAAGACTCGCCTTCTGTATTTGGTGTTTTAATTAGTTCTGTCACTTTTAATAATCCTCAATTTAGTTTTTTTGTTGACTTTTTCAAAGAAGTCTTGGACTAGCTCTGATCTTCCTTTGTAAGGGAAAAGGTAAGATTTTAGTTGTATCCACTCACCTTGTGTGTAATCAAATTCAATTTTCACTTTTTCAATCTTCACTTTTGACCTCTTGATTTGAGATGTCTACCCATTGTCCTTTTTCATAGATCCAGGATCGACCAGTAAATGGTTCACACGGTTCGTAAAATACTTGACCTTCGTAAGGCTCTTTTGGAAAATTTGGCATTAGTAAAGTTCGATCTCCTGATAATTTTTTGGGGTGACTTTTTTATTAGCCATCCACGGAGGAAGACTAATAGTCTCAATATGTGATGTGTAATCAGGATATGTTTTTTGTTCTCTACAAAGATTTAAAACCTGTATAGCTTTTTCAATCTGTTTGTTTCCTTCTAAAATAAAATCTTGTTCTAACTCATATACACCCACACAAAATGGTGCTGTTTTTTCTATAGCTACAAATATAAATTTATCAATTTCTATGTTTAAGTTTTTTAATCCTCTTAAATACCAAGCAACTTGAATATGGTAACCAAATTTCAGAATCGAGTTTTGAAATCCTTTAGGACTTGCATCTTGCGTAGTTTTTAAATCAATAACATATCTTTTTTCATAAGAAATACAATCAGGTCTACATTTTCCCTTAATTCCATGTAAATCGAGCCAAAAGTAGCTTAATTCGCTGTAATTATCATTGTCATAAATTAATTTACCCGCACTATCTGAAATAGATTTTTTCATCTGTACTAAATTTTCTTGCCATTCGTAAGATAATATTTTTTTATTAGAATTATCTTTTATCCATTCTTTACCTTCCTTAGTTGTTCCTTTCAATCCTTTTGGCTTAAATATATATTCTTTATGAAAATTATTATTTTCTAAGAAAAAACTATGAACAGCAGTTCCTTCTTCCATTGCTTTTGTAGGTTCGCTTTTTTCTTCACCTTTGTATTTATATAAAAACTTTTTAGGATTTTTTAGAATATCTCTAATATTAGATGAGGATATCTCCTCTCTTGCATGATATTCTTCGTTACTGATTTCAATCGGTTTATACATTATTTGCTGATTTTTAAATAAAGGGGTTGTCGTTTCTTGTCATATATTATAACCTAGAATCACCTTGTGCAACCTAATGCAACTAAGAAGTTATCAAACCAAAGCAATTAGTGATCTTAGAGATTCTTTCAGTAAAAAAGGTAAAAAATCTCCTTTATTAGTTATGCCGACAGGAGCAGGTAAAACTGTTGTCTTTGCTGAAATTTCAAAATCTTTAGCCCAAAATAATAAAAATGTTCTTATTCTTGTTCATAGAAAAGAACTTATAGATCAAGCATCAAAAAAATTAAAAGCTATAAAAGTTAATCATGGAATTATTGCTGCAAAATATAAACCTAAAAAAAGTAAAATTCAAATTGCCTCTGTACAAACTCTAGTAAGAAGACTTGAAAAGAAATTATTTGAACCATCATGGATCATTATTGATGAAGCACATCATGCAGCCGCTGGATCTTGGCAGAAAATTATTTCTGCTTTTAGTGATGCATATAAAATAGGATGTACAGCTACACCAATTAGATTAGACGGAAAAGGACTTGCAGATTTTTTTGATGATTTAGTACCTGGGCCTTCAATACAAAAATTAACTGAAGATAAATATCTAGCTCCATATAGAGTTTTTGCACCGCCATTAAAATTAGACTTAGACAAAGTAAAAACAGTTGCAGGGGATTATCAAAAAAAACATTTAGAAAAAGAAATCGACAAAGTTGATATTATTGGCGATGCAGTAACTCAATATAAAAAACACGCACATGGTTTACCCGCTATTGCGTTTTGTATATCAGTAAAACACGCTACTGATGTTTGCAATAAATTTAAAGATGCTGGATATAAAAGTGCTATAGTTCATGGTGAAATGTCTATGGAGGATCGTAATGATGCAATCCAAGGACTTGCAAATGGAAAAGTCGAGATTCTTACATCTGTTGACGTTATCTCCGAAGGTACAGATGTCCCAGATGTATCAGCAGCAATATTACTTAGACCAACAAAATCTGAGGGACTTTACCTACAACAAGTAGGAAGAATATTAAGACCAAAAGAAGGAAAAACTGCCATAATTCTTGATCATGTAAACTCAACAAGAACTCATGGTTTTGTTGATGACATAAGAGAATGGTCATTAAATTCTAAAAAAAAGAAAAACAAAAATAATCAACAAGCACTTACTGTAGAGACTTGCAAAAAATGTTTTGCCTCCTATAAGCCACAACCAACTTGTCCTGTTTGTGGATATCAAGCACAAAACAGAGAAAGATATATTAAACAAGAAGAAGGAGAACTTGAAGAATTAAAAAGAAAAGAAAAGCAAGAAACAGAAAAACAACAACAAAGAATATTAATCTCTTCAGCTCGAACTATGGAAGAATTAGAAATGGTTGCAAAAATGCTTGGTTATAAAAAAGGTTGGGCTTATCGTGTTTTTGAATCTAGAAAAAATAAAACAATAAATATACCTAAAAATAAATCTCATATGTCAATTCAAGACAAGGAATTGGTTTCAAAATTAGTTTATTTAAATTTTGTCGGGTTTAAAATGCTAAAAGAATTTCATGATAATAAAAAAGTTGATATTAATAATCTATCTGAGGAAGATATAAATATTATTAAAAATATTTTTTCCACATTTCATATTAATAGTTCAAAAAGTTTTAATCATAATAGAACTTATAGAAAATGCTTTTTTAATATGTGTAAATATTTTTGGGATAGATCTTTCATCATAAATTATGTTGCAAGTATTAAAAGAAATAAAGTACAAATTAATCCAGATGAAATTGTTAATAATTGCCCAAGATCTATCTTTTATACATGAAACTTTTATTTATGGAAATTTTAAAACAACCAAAAACTAATAAACTTCCTTTACCTGATTGGAAACTTTTAGATGAATTATTTGAATATAATCCTTATAAAGGAGATTTAATTTGGAAGGTAAATAGATCTAATGTTAAAAAAGGTTCTATAGCAGGTTCTAAACATAAAAGTGGTAATTTAACTTATCTTCAAGTTGGTGTTAATGGAAAACAATATTCGGTTCAACGTATAATTTGGAAACTTTATCTTAAAGATGATCCAAAACATTACGATATAGATCACATAAATAGAAATACACTTGATAATCGTATTGGTAATTTAAGAAAGGTTACAACAAAACAAAATAATAATAATAAAAATGAATATAAAAATAGTAAAACAGGTTTCTCAGGTATCTATCAGCAAGAAAATGGAAGATATACAGCTACTATTTTTGTTGACGGAAAAGCTTATAGAAACGGCACACACGAAACGATTGAGCAAGCTTTAATTGCACAGGAAGAGAAAAGGAAGGAGTTAAAAAATGAATAAATTAAAATTACTTGATACATTTGCAGGGATTGGCGGTTTTAGTTACGCTGCGGAAAAACTTGTAGGTGGTTACGAAACTGTAGGATTCATTGAAAAAGATCCTTATTGCCAACAAATCCTTAAAAAAAACTTTCCTAACATTCCAATACACGATGACATCACAACCTACACCGCAGAACCATACTCAGCATCAGTTATTTCAGCAGGATTTCCATGCCAAGACATCTCAGTTGCAGGGAGACAGCAAGGCATCACAGAGACTACAAGGTCTGGTCTCTTCTACGAACTCATCAGAACCATATGCATGGTACGACCAAAATACGTCATCCTGGAAAACGTGTCAGCTATCCTTACTAACGGAATGGACATCGTTCTCGCTGAACTTTACAAGGCAGGGTACGATGCAGAATGGTGCTGTATTCCAAGCAGCTTTGTTGGAGCTTGCCACCAAAGAGATAGATTTTGGCTTATTGCCTACCCCTCTAAACTCAGATCCAGATCGAAAAGCAAAATTCAAACAGGGAGGGACTCCACTTCGAGCGGCAATAGATCGGGAGATGTTACCCACACCAACAACAATGGATCATCTAAATCAACGAAGTCCCGAATCATTGAAGAAACAGATGGAGGGTGCGAGAAAAGGTCGTACTTCTTTGTCAAATCTGAGGGAAGCAGTAAATCCAAAGACTCAGGAAATATTCAACTCTCTTTTACCTACACCAACAGCAACAACTCACAAACAGGGAGTCAACAGTTACAACAACAAAAACCAGCCATTGTTAGCAGCTTCTCTTCTTCCAACACCGAGAGCGAGGGATTGGAAAGGCAAGACAAGACCCGATTACAAGGAGAGAGGTTACGGAGCAACTCTTCCAGATGTAGCGGATCAACTACCAACACCGAGAGCAGCAATAGGAATGGGGATGAAACTAAGCGAGAACATGGCAGATCTCGAACACAAGAAATATCTCGAAACAGAAATAGCAGCCAAACTTCACAAACATGGAGATGTACAGAACACCGACTTAACCCAAACTGGAAACAATATGTATCTCAACCCACAATTTGTAGAGGAGATGATGGGCTATCCACTAAATTGGACGCTAAACAACGAATTCAAAGACTTAAAATGTTAGGCAATTCTATTGTTCCTCAAGTTGCTGCCATACCCTTGCAAAGGGTTATACAATTGGAGCGTGAGCAACGATGAAACCCTACTTCAGCAAGAAATTCGACTTGCACTCGGCAAGATACCAACTCTTCGCCTTTTTCGTAATCAAGTGGGTCAACTCCCTCATCCAAAATCTGGTCGCTATGTTCAATTTGGATTGGCTAAAGGTTCTTCTGATCTTATCGGTTTTAAAAAAGTTAAAATAACTCCTGATATGGTCGGCAAAGAAATAGCTCAATTCGTATCAATTGAAATAAAAACTAATAAAAATAAGCCTACCCAAATTCAAAAAAATTGGCTTAACTATATACACGACTCTGGAGGGATTTCGGGTGTTGCAAGAAGTATTAAAGATGCTTTAAATATTCTTTCCCTCTAATTTTTACACAAACAAATTTATTTTAATAATGTCTGAACTTGATGTAGACAAGTCACAATGGCGAACTTTTTTAAAAATTTTAGGAAAAGAGAGAAATACTGTTCGCTTACGGTCTTTCTACCCTAAAAACCATCCACTAAAAAATACTGATCGAGGTAAAAAATCTCATGCTGATGTTAATTGGATTACACAATGTCAGTCTGAAGGAAGAGGTGTTTATGTTGTTGTAAATGATGGTGGGGATACTGATAGTGAAATAACAAGTTGTAGAGCCTACTTTTGCGAATGGGATGATAGATCTCAAGAACAGCAGATTAATGCATGGAAAGACTTGGGACTCCCCGAACCTACCATGCAAATTAATACAGGTGGTAAATCAATACATAATTATTGGGTTTTAAAAAAATCTATAGACCCAAAAACTTGGAAGCCTATTCAAGAAAGATTACTTGATTATGCAGATGCTGATAGAGCCTTAAAAAATCCATCACGAGTTATGCGTCTTCCAGGTACTTTTCATATGGGAGATGATGGAACAAAAAGAGAGATGACAAGAATTATCAGCTCGTCAGAAAAGAAATATACATTAAAAGAAATTGAAGATTGTTTACCTGATAAACAACAGGCAGAAAAAATTAAAAAAAGTAAATCTTTTACAGAATATAAAAAAGGAACTTTTGATGACATACAAAAAGCATTAGAACATATACCACCTAGAATCCCAGGTACAGGAACTTATGACTATTACAGAAACTTGCTTTGGGGTTTGACTAAAGCTTGTAATGACATTGGCAAAAATATTGATGATGCAATATCACTTATGAAAAATCATTCTCCACAATGGGGTGGCATTGATCAAGTAGCTAGATCAGGTGGGTCACAAATTGAGGCAGGGACTTTTTGGTTTTTCGCACGAGAACATGGATACAATCCACCAAAACTTGTAGAGATAAAAAGTATCGAAAAACCTGATCAGGTTGTTGTGATGGAAAAACAACCATTACAAAAATTAGAAGCCCATCAGCTCTTAGAAATGGTAAGAAAATTACCATTTAGATATAATATTTTTACTCAACAAATTGAAAAAGATGGAAAACTTTGTGAAGGGGAGGATGCATTAGATAGATATTATTTAAAACTTGCAGAAAAAGGTATAAAAGCTTCTAAAGATATTGCTTACGATATTGTTGTTCAAGTGGCTAGAGAAAATGAATATGATCCTGTTAAAGAATATTTAGATCATGTTCATAGTACTGAACCACTTACTTATATTGATGAATTAGCTACAACATATCTTAGACCCGAAGATAAACCAATAGCACCTACTATTTATGACAAAATGCTGAAATGTACTCTTATCGCAGCAGTAGCTCGTGTATTTGATCCAGGTTGTAAATTTGATAATTGCTTTGTAATAGTTGGAAAGCAAGGAGCTAGAAAATCTACTTTTTGGTCTACATTAGGAGGTCATTTTTTTTCTGATGCATTAAAAGATATATCAAACAAAGACTCGCTTATGGTACTTCATAGAAGTTGGGTAATGGAATTTTCCGAATTGGATTTTCTAACAACTCGAAAACAAGCAGGGGAAGTAAAGGCATTTTTATCACAATCAACAGATATTTTCAGAGTTCCATATGGTAAATCAACAGAAGTTTTCAAAAGAAGGGGAATTATTGTCGGGACTTCAAATAAGACAGACGGTTTGCTACTAGATGATTCTGGAAATCGAAGATTTTGGATTTGTCAAACTACTAGAGATAATACAAATCAAATAGATTGTGATGGATTGTTAAAAGAAAAAAATTCTATTTGGGCTTCAGCAGTTTCTGCATATTTAAATAAAGAACCTTGGACTTTAGATCAAGAATCAGAGTCAATTGTTAATAACGAAAACGTAAAATATTTAATAGATAGTCCTTGGAAATCTGTTATAGAAAGTTTTATAAATGATCCTCAAAATAGGCATCGTGAGTTAACAACAGAAGCAATACTTACAGAAGCAATATTAAAACCAATTGAGCGACAAACAAGAGGAGATCAAATGCAAGTTGCTTCGATTTTAAGAGACTTGGGACTCGTTAAAAAACGAAGAGGCGAAAAAACGAGTCGCAAATGGGTCTACATTCGAGACTCGGACACCTTGCTTGTATAAAATGTTTACAGGTTGGACTTTTTAAGGTTGGACACAGGTCGGACACCTTTGATATAACTAGCTTTGTCTAACGTCTAACTAATATTATAAGAGTTAGTATAAATATAGAATATACCCTATCATAGGGCGAAAAACGGCCTATCATATATACGCACCAAAAAAAAGGAATTATATAGAAAGTAGGTTGGACATTTTGCCAAGGTTGGACTCAGTCTCAAAAAAAAGAGACTTGCTATAATATATTTAATTATATTTTTGTAAGAAAATATGGCTTCAAAAATAACAATTAATGTAAAACCATTAATAGATGAAATTGATAAATATTCTCCTAAATCTTTAAGAAATTCTACTTATGTAGCTGCAAAAGAAATTGGTTTTTTAATAGCTAAAAATAGTCAAAAAGGTTTACCTTTTGAATACAAAAAAGGAAAAGTTAAATTTATAGATCCTGTACCTTTTACATTAAATAGTTTCTTAAGTAATGCAGATAAAAATAAAGTTACTATTTCTGTAAAAGATGATCAATCAAAAGGAAATTCACCCGCTAATTATTTATATCCTGTTATAGGTGGTGGAAGTAATAAAGCTTTTGAAACTAGGTTTACAAAATTTTTACATAGAAAAGGTTTTGCATCTAGTAATCAATATCCACTTCCTAATAAAAGTAATGAATTTATAAAAACTACAGGAACAAACCAAAGAGTATTAGGTCATGTTTATGCAAATACGCAAAGAGCATTAAATAAAACATTAGAAGGTGGATTTAAATCTAATTTTATAGGTCCAAAGTTTAAAGCAAAAAAAGTTTTTAGTGGAAGTTCACAAATACAGAACGGAAGGGTTTTTTCAGTAAAATTTAAAGGTCAAAGTAAATTTAAAAAATTAGAACCTGGAATTTATAGAGTTAAAACTGAAGGAGGAAAGCAAAAACTTGCAAAGCTCTTTACATACACTAATACACCTAGTGTAAAACCAAAAGCAGAAAATTTTAAACAAACTATTGAAAGAATAGCAAGAAGAGAATTTAAAGATATATTGCTAAACAATATTCAAAAACGTGGTAAATCTGCATAATTTAATGCTAGGATATCAGTAGCAAATGTTTTATCTTGGTGGTTAACGTAGAAGAACTAGCACAACAAATACAAAAATATGATGAAGCTTATCGAGCAGGTAATCCATTAATATCTGATGCATTGTTTGATGAGTTAAGAGCAACACTTGTAAATTTAGACCCAAAACATCCAATCTTGTTATCTCCAGGTGGCGGTACAGAATTATTAAGTTTAGGAAATTATTCTTTTATTTCTTGGTATAAAGACTTGCCAAATAATCCACCTGTCATTGTCCAACCAAAAATAGATGGTTGTGCAGTAGCTCTTAGATATAAATATGGAAGACTTGTTAAAGCTTGGAATAGAAAAGGTAAAGATATTACTGCTGCAATGAGAACAGTAAAAGGATTACCACAACAAATAGAAATTATTGACACTATAGAAGTAAGAGGTGAATTATATGGTTTAACAGGACACCTTAAAAGTCAAAGACTTGCGGCAGGGCATATGAGAAAAAAAGCACCGACAGGAGAGGGACTCGCATTTTGTGCTTTTGAAATTATGGGTAAAGATGAAGGAAATGAGATTGACACTATAAAACTTTTATTAGATCAAAAATTTCATGTATGTGGTCATATATATATAGATAGTAATGTTATACAGAAAGTTAAAACATTACATGAAGATTGGAAAGATAGTTTAATTTTTTCTAGATATCCAACAGATGGTTTAGTAGTTAAAGTAGTTGACCATAAATTACAACAAAAATTAGGTAGTGGTAGTGTTGCACCAAGATGGGCAATAGCAGTAAAAGAATGGAAACTTGATTAATAATTATCTAGCTTTTTGCTAGGAATCATGTATAATAGAGGGGTACATTCATTTATTATTATGAAAAAAATTGAAATCTTAATTCCAGATAAAGATTATGATCTTTTGACCAGGATTGCTAAAGATCAAAAAAGACGATTATCCGATATGCATTATTTAATATATGCAGAAGGTTTAGATTTTTTATTTCATGAGACAGATGTAACTATTGAAAAAATAGATTCTGAATTTACTGAAGAAGAAAAGAAGCAAATCAAATTAAATGAAAAGCTTGAAAAGCTTGAAAATTTTTGGGAACTTTCTTCAGAGCAAAGAAAAGAAAAAGGTTGGAAGTCTGTTAATGAGTATATTTCAAATACCCAATATGATTCAAAAACTAAAAAATATTCTGATGTATTAATAAAACCTTTATCAGAAAGAATTGAATCTTATGCAACTAATACACCAACAGATGAGGAGGTAATTAAGTGAAACTTTATGAATTTGTTGATCATGCAATACTCAATACTATTGGCATGACTAAATACAAAAATTATTACTTTGATGAAACTTCAAGCGATGCACTTGTCGATATTATTGAAGTGATAAAAGAATCTTCTATTGGAGAGTTAGAACTAAAAGAAGAAGGAGATGATGAAGTTTATGAGGATGAAGAATGAATATAAAAGACTCGCAAGACTCGCAAGCATTAGAAATTTTCCACCTTGGTTTATCCTCGGTGGAACATTCTCAGCTCGAAGACTTGCTACATCATGTAGCAAGTACAGAAGAAAAGTCTCCGTTCATTAATATGAAAATTATTAATGGCCTCCTAGAAAAATTAAAAATTTTAGGAATCCAGGAGGGAGCAAAATCAGATGATTTTTTCTTCAATAATGGCAACCCTTACTAAAGACTCGGAGGACTCGCACTATGTCTAAAAGACAATTTAATATTAGAATTTCTGATAAATGCTATGAGCAATTAGAAACTCTAACAAAAAAATCTCCTACAAATAAATGTCCTACTTGTGGAAGTGAGACAACCATAGAATTTTCTAAATATAAGGATATGAAACCTACAGGACTCGCAACCTTATTATTAGAGAAAGCAGTTGAATCAGAAATTAAAAAGGACTCGCAAGAGTCCTAATTTTTTTGTATACCTTTTTCATTTAGTACATAGTTTGATTCTGGAAAATTAAGAGCAAATTTTTCTATTAAAATGTCCCTTACGATTTCTCTATCTATTGTGTCAGCTTCAAAAGGTAGTTTGACATATTTAAGACTTTTGAGCCTTATGTTTGTAGCAGTTGTTATTTGTTCTTTTGTTGCTTTCATATCATAGATACCATCTTTGCCATAAAAATCAAAAATATAATCTATAAATTCTTGTTGAGGGTGTTTCATTTTTTTCTTCTTTTCTTTTTTAGTCATTTTCTTCTTCTCCCATTTCTAATAAATCTGCAATCTTATTCATTACTTTTTCTGTGGAACTATCCCATCGATCTCGTCCCCACCATAAAGAATCAATTAATTCAATTAATTTTTTTCCATCTCTATCACAAGTAAATGTGCCTTTTTTGTTTGTTGATTTGATAAGCATTACTTAACCTCTGAAATAATCATTTGTTCTATTGGTAAAGTCATATAATTTCCAACTTCATTTTTTAGGTCTTTTGGAGCATCAAAGATTGTAAAATCTGCAACTCTACCTAAAGGACTATTTCTGTAATTCTGAGGATTACAAAATAAAATCCCATTGTCATTAAGTTGTCTATAAATAATTGTAAGCATTAATTTTCCTCCGTATTAAAAATTTCTCCATTGCACCATTCGTACAATTCTTTTTCTATTAAATCAGGAGAGTCTTCTAACCAATCTTCATTACCGAGAAGCAAATAATATTGGCTATTTAAAAGAATTTCATAATAACCACCATGCTTAAAGACTCGCACACATATTGTTGTATGTTGATCTACTTCGCCTTCCGAATTGGCTAACATTATACCTTCTCCACCATTTATGCATTCTTTTGGAATGCCATGTTCTTCATGGATTTTTTTGTAGTTTTGTTTGATATAAGGAATGTCCTCATAATCTTTTTTCCATTCTTCAAATGTGATTTTTGTCATTAGTTTTTCCTCCAATAAGTAGTGTTTTCTAAATCAAATTCATCTGATCCTCCATCCCAATTAATATCATCTGCTAAATTATCAGGAATAAATCCATCGTCTTTAAATTTTTTTGCATCTGCAAAATTATTAAAATGGATATAACCTCTCTCAGATCTTGTAATAGTCACACAATATTGAGGAACAGTTTTATCACCACCTAATTTTTTTAATAAATCAGTCGCAACTTTTACTGCTTCATCGAGAGACTCGCACTCTTTATTAAATTCAAAGTCATAGACTTGATCGCTGTGATAGACATAAAATTTTGAAAATTCTTCGTTATCAGGGCGATCATTTTTTGAGTTAGGAATCTGAATATGTATCCATCTATTCTCTTGATATTGCAAAGATACATTTGCCATACAATCATTTGCATAGCTATCGCCATACCAATTAGAAGAAGACTCGCTAAGTTTTTCTAGCAAGTCTCTCATGTGTGGTTCTGAAATTTTGGGATTGTGATGTTCCCATATTTTAAATTTAAGCATTGTTAAAACCTCTTTGTTGGTTTGTATTCGGGAATTTCATAATCAAAATTTTCTATAGGTTTTGGAATTTCTATAGATGATAATTTCTTATATAAAGGAATTAGATCTTGATCATATTGAATTTTGTCTTCTAGCATTTCTACTAATTCAAACAATTCTTCTGTAGTAACTTTGATGTTATGCATTCGGGGAGTCCTCCTTTTTATTAAAAGCATCATCTACTAAAGTCCACATTCTTTCATAAGAACGTAATGTGTCTCTTTGAGTATCTGTTAAATGTTTTCCGTTAATTGGTTCAAAACAATAAAGTAAATCTCCTATATCCATTTTTGGAAGATTTTCTTTTTTTAACCATGCATCATAAGAATCTGCCAAAATTGCAAATTCTTGAAGATCCCAAGTGCATCCATTTTCACTTTTGTATGAGCCAAATTTAAAACCATTTTGTAGGTTAAATAATTCGCCATCGCACCAATTATATAAAGCACGTTTTACAACATTTAAATCTTTGTCGTAAATATCTGATCTAACTAAACAGACATGATATGTGCCATCTTTAAATTGTTCGATGTAACTACCTTGTCTAAAGATTAAGAGACTCGCAGCATCTTCGTGTACATCACAAATGCCATGTTTCCACATAACACTTTCTAGTTCGGGGAGATTAGGAATTGTAAAAAAATCTTTTTCCCAAGATTCGTAAGAAACATATTTTGACATTTACTTAACCTCCTTTTCTAATGTGTTAAAAATTTCATAAAGATCTTTCTCATCATTTGACCATGCACTATCTAGATTTTTCATAACAAAAACATCTAGTGCTTGATATAGAGAATGAGAAGCTTTTTTTGTTAAAGACAAAACAACTTCTTTTTCGTTGTCTTCTACTTCGTGCCAACAATATCCAAAACCAAATTCAAATACAGTTTCGCCATTTGCAAGATTTATTGAAGTTAATTTAGAAAAGATAATTTTGTCTTCAAAATCTAAAACTTCTTGAAAACATTCTCTCCAATCATCTGCGGATTCTTTGCAATCTTGATTTAGATAATAATCTAAAACTTCTTGTGCAGTTTTTTGATCAAAGCAAGGTTCGTCCCATCCGTTCCAATATGTATTGCCCGAATAACCATTAAAGGTTTTGTCCTCGTTTATTTGAAAAGTAGTTTTCCTCATAGGATGACCACTTTTAGTTTTTGTTTTCATAGAAATAATGTAACTACTCCCTAATTATAGCTTATTTTCTAGCAAATTAGTAGGATTTGTTGCTATAATATTAATAGGTTCTGGTTTTCTGGAACTCTTAAAATTTTTTTTAAATTATGAAAACTATTCAACAAACCAAAGCTTTTGAAGTTGGACAAATTGCGATTAAGGAGGTATGCAAAAATGTTTAGTAATGATCCACTTGGTGACATATGCACCAAAGAAGAAGTCAAGTTTTTATCAGAAGTTTTATTTGAAGCTTGGTTTGCACTTGATGTAAGAAATATGAGTACAGAAAAAAGAAAAATGTATTCATCAATTAATTCTAAAATTAAGAGGTTAAACAATGAACAATAAGGCATTCGGGGAGTCTAACCCTATAAAAGAATTGTATGAAATGAATTCTGATTTTAAAAAACATACAAGTACACCTTTTGATTTTTATTTAGATTTTATTGGATATACAACTGATAGAAACTTAAAAGAACAAGAGAAATGGGAGAAAGAAAACATAAATGGTGCTAGAAATTATAGTGATAGATACAATATAAGAAATTCAATAACTACTCATAAATGGAAATTTAAAGTTTTTCAAGCTTATCAAGTTTTTGGACAAAAACAAAATTATGTTTTCGGCAAGTGTTTAGTTCTTATGAATGATTATCCAATAGAAGAAATTTATGAATATATAGATAAATTAGTTTTGTAAAAATCTTTTAAAAAGAGACTCGCAAGGGTCTTTTTTTTTGCGAGGGACTCGCAAGGTTAGGGACTCGCAAGGTCAGGGACTCGCTGACTTTTTCTCTAGAACTCTCAAAAAATCTCAAAAAATCTAAAAAAATCTAAAAAAATCTAAAAAAAAGTAGTAAAAATGTACTACCTGGGATAGAAATGGGGCAAATCCCTTACTATGACTACGTTTTCAGCGATTATTTAATTATATTTTATAAATTGCAATTATTCTGGTTAAATATATTTTATTTTTTAATTTATCCCACTATTTAATATTTTAAAAATTGTAATTTTTTTACTATTTAATATTTTAAAAATTGTAATTTGTTTTTAATTGTTTATATTTTATATTTATAAATAATTTTTAATTGTTTATATTTTATAAAAAAAGATTTTAACTAAGGACAATTTTAAAAAAGGTTAAATGATCATAAGGTATTTTTTAAAATTTTTATAGATAGATATAGAGCTCTAGACTCATTTAATAATATTAATAATCCTAGTTTTTTACTATCTTTAACGTGTTAGTATTCATAAAAAATTTAAAAAAGTTCTAATCTTATTTGTTTTATATTTGTATCATACACCTGGAAACCCAGGCTATGACTAGCTTTTTAGCGTCTCACTATGTCTCATAATTTTTTAAAAATTTTTGTTTTTTAGCTTAATTAGTGACAATTGTTAAAATGACCCTAGTTATAGCTTAAATCTAAGCTTTTTACTAGCTTTTAAGCTATAATTAGAGGTAATAGAGGTCATTTTTTTTTATTCCCTCTATCCTATGAAAAAATGTCAAAAACATTCTTTTTTCTTTTAAGTTCTTACTTATTAGGCATTATTTTTTTTATTGGTTTTTTTGGTCAAATAATCAAAAACAATCAAAATAATATTAAACCTATTTCATTCTCTCATGTTCTTATTAATAGCTAATTATCATTATGTTTTCAATAAGAACAAAAAAAGATTATCAAATAAAAGAAAACCTTAATAATCTAGGTTTTTGCTCTATTGATAATCAATTATACAGTTTTAAGTATGCACAATTAAAATGTAGATATTTAAACAGTATAAAAAATACAAATTTTATTGTAGATGATGCAATTTAGCATCATCTTTTTTTTATTCCTTTATTCCTTTTAAAATCATGAATTTTGAAAAATGCTCACTAAGTGAAGCCAAAAAGCAATTAGTTTTTTTCTTGTTTTTTAGATCTCAATTAGATAAAAATGATATCTATTACAAATTATGTTCAGAGCAAATAAACGAAATAATTTCACATAATCCAAAATTAAAAGAGTTAGAAATATTAAGACTACAAATAAAAGTTAAAAATTTTATTGATTCTATTTAATTATGAAAAAACAATTACATCATTTTGGCTACTGTCATACATCCTTTAATGATTTATTTTTTGATAAATTAACAGGATTTTATAAAATTGAAAAATCTATTAATGGTTTACATGAATTTAAAACCTTTGAAGTTAATACTAATAGAGGTTATTGGTTTAAAGTTAGAATTCATTTAGATGACTTAAAAAATCATCATAATAATTTTTATTGGTCTATATATGGCGAAAATATATCATGTTTAGCATTGTTTGAAATGCAAACACACTTAAAACCAATAACTGTTACTGAATTTATAGAGTTGCTTTCCTCGAACTAATTTTGTTCTGGAATTACTAAAAAATTTTAAAAATCAATCTATCATTATGAAAACTCACTTACTACCAAAAACAATAAAAGCTTTTCAAGAATCATTTAAGCTTAATTACAATACTCTACTTTCAGAGAATCCAAAAACAAAAAAATCAAGTATTAAAACTTTTATATTGCATTTATCACCTAGTAATACTAGCGGCGTTATAAATGTATGTAAATCGGCTTTTAATTGTAAGAAATTATGCTTGCATCATAGCGGCAATCCATTACATTATTCTAGTAAAGTTAAATCAAGAATAAATAAAACTATTGCTTTCAATTATTCTCAGAATGATTTTATGAATTTATTAATATTATCTATAATCAGAAATTATAGAAAAAATAATAGTTTAAAAACTGCATTTAGATTAAATGGGACATCTGATATATTATTTGAAAATATTCAAATTTATATTCCTGTATCTTTAAGTGATTTTATATATAATAAATTTTCTATAAATATTAATAGTGGTTATTACTGCAATATTTTTGAAGTTTTTAAAAATGAAAAAAATATTATTTTATACGATTACACCAAAGAAAAAAGAGAATATAAAAACTTATTAATTGAATTCAATTATCATTTAACATTTAGCTTTGATGGCGAAAATAATATTGTAAATATAAATAGATGTTATGAAGCAATGGAACAAAGCGTTAATATAGCCGCGTGTATATATTTAAAAAAATCTCAAGAATTACCTAGCACTTTTTATAGTGAAATATTTAATAAAAATTTTAGCGTTATAGATGGCGATAATAAAAGAGGTGATATGAGATTTCTTGACCCTAAAAATAAAATAGTATTATTAAAATTTAAAAAGCCCTATAATATTAAATACACTAAACAAGACATACATAATTTTTGTATTAGATAAGTCTTAAAATAATTGTTTGATGGGATGCTTAAAGCATCCCTTTTTTTATGCCTATCAGATCTAGTGAAAATGATAACCGTTTTCATAAGAAAATCCTAGTCTCATTATGAGACAAAAATAAGATTAATAAAAAAATTTTAGGTTCTTTTATTTTTTTTGTTTGGGAATGGTTTCATAT